ACATCATATTCATCCAAAACCACTCTAGGATTATATATTTTCTTCTTAATAGGATTGTATACTTTTACTCTATGATTCACCAATTGTAAAAAATCATTGTCTGTAGACACTACATAAACTTCACTATCTTGATACTCTCTGTATATGTGGTTACACAAAAATCCTATAACATCATCAGCCTCTAATTTGTCAATTGAGATATTAGTTATAGGCAAACACATTAAATAATCAATAAGTCTCTCAATTTGATTATACATTGACGTTCTCTCTTCATCGTAAGAAGAAAAAGATCTGTAATTCAAAATAGTTTTAGTTGTCCTATTTTGTTTATATTGTGGGTATAAATATTGTCTATTCACAGTCCCACCTTCTCCATCAAATACTATTACTACTCTAGTTGGGTTTATTAGCTTTACAGCAGATCTTAGTGTGTACAAAAAACCAATAAGTCCTCCGATATTATCCCCCTCTGTATTAACTCTATTCATTACTGAAAAGGACCTCATAAAACTATTCATGCCGTCTATTATAAGCACCCTACTGTTTAAATGTAGGTTTACAGGCATTTCTTCTTTATCTAATCTTGAGAATATATCAAGAAGTTTACTTTTATTCATAACCTTTTCTTATTTAAAAAACTAGAAATCAATTGTCTGACTGTATGTCATTAATATCTTCTTCCCTGTCAACTTCTTCTACTAAATCAAAGTCTGCAGTTCCTAAGATATTCAACCAATCATTAGAGTATGTTTTCTTGTATTTGTCTATGTATTTTTTGTCATCCAAGATAAATCCATGTGGAGTAATCAAAATTTTTGCAGAAGCTGTTATACCGTTGATATGATTTTTTTCTACAGACACTCTAGTTCTTTTTGCAAACTCAACTTCTTTTCCATTCTTTTGTGCCTTTATTTTTGATGTTCCTGAATTAGTAACATTTCCAAATAATATAACTATGGCAGCATCTGAATATAAAGCATTACCTCCTTTAGATTTTACTGTGGGCAAAGCTCCGTAAGTGGCTGGTTTATCTACCCATATTTTATTGACCGCTATAAAAGTGTTGGTGTGTTTGTGAGATGTCTTTCTAGATACTATAATTCTTTGGTCTATCCAATTACCAAAATTTCTACTCATAGCGGCAGCGGCCCACTCATTGTTTTGAGTCTTGGAGTCTATAGATTGTTGACATGGTATAGTTCCCGCACAGTCCCAAAAGAATACTAAATCAAAAGGCAGATTACCTTTAGCTTGCTCATCTAGCAAATCTGCCATAAATGCGGCAACTTTTTCTATAGTGGGAACATTTTCAATATCTACATATATAAAATTCCCCACATATTTAACTTCTCCGGTAATTGGGTCAGGAACTTCTTCAAAATCAAATCCCATCATTCTAACATGCTCCCAAGAAAACTTCATCTCGGTTATAATAAGAACAGGCAACTTTCCTTCCTTTTGAGCAGTCACAATTGCTTCTATACCAAGAGCTGATTTACCGGTATCTGAGTGACCTCTAATAACTACTACTTGACCTTCAGGTATACCAGGCAATCCTGTAGCTTCTGTGAAAGCATCTGAAACTTTTAGCCAAGTTTGAGGCTTCATAGGATTAGTAACAAGATTCTTAGTCTTCTTAAAATCTTTTAAATCAAAGACATTATTCTTTTTAGAAAGGGCGTTTGTTACAACGCCCTTTATACTTTTTTTATCTTCAGCCATTTTTGTTTTTTAATTAGAAAGGAATAGATGAATCATCGTCATCAAACAATGAATTGAACTTATCTTTAGTAGATTTAGGGGCAGATTTCTTTTCCGGTGCTGTTTCAGGTACAGCAGCTTGAGGAGTTTCTTCTACATCTTCTTCAGATGATTTACTAGAATCCTCGTTAGATGGGTTTAAATATTCTTTTAAAATCTGCTTAATTTCATCGTAGCTGTATCTCTTAAAAATTTCAAGAATATCTTTTTGGTTTTCAATATAAGACTCAACTAATTTAGGATCGTCTGATAGTTTAGATGTGTTTCTCTTTGGTGTAATGTTTACAGCAACGTAGTTTACATCTCTATTTCCAATCTTAATAGTGTCATTGTATCCTTCTACAGTAAGGTCAGTACCTTCTTTTACGTCAGCAATATCACCAAAATCTTCTTCTGCCATGATACTTAACAATTTTTCATACGTAGTTTTGTTCAATTCCCACAATCTACATCCTAATTGTTCTTCGCCTCTTACAATAACATTAGCATAGTACTTAGTTCTAGGACTTATTTTTTTAGCCAACTCCTTACTATCTTCAGTGTTCTCATTGTACAACTCTCTAACTAGTTGTTTAATTGGATCTTTTTCTCCAAAATTCTCTAAAGAATAAACACTTTTTTTGAAGATTTTGTACTCATGGAATGATACTTCAGCAAAAGGAAATTCGGGGTTTTTCTTGCTAGGTACAATCCTAACAACTTGTTTACCTAATTTAGGTTTCCAAAAAATAGTTGCGTAATCAACGCCATCTGAATTACCATTACCCTTTCCTTGAAGTTTGGCTAGCCTGCTCTTAATCAAATCAATTTTAGTCATAACTTTTATTTTTAATAATTGAGAAAACAAAGATAACGTATCCTAATTAGAATACAAAATATTTTACTTAACAGGTACAATTTTGCTGACTTCTGTATTCAACTTTGTGAATTGACCCGCTCTTGTCAATAGAATACAATTTTTATAATCGCTCCAGTTTATCTTATAGCTTTTATCTATAACACCGTTATTCAATTTTGCAATTAGTAGATTCAATGAATTTATGGTATACAAAGTATCTGAATCTTTTCTTCTATGCATCAATATAGTTGAAGGTAATATTTTTGATTTTTGAGTATTATCAATATCAATATTATATGTGCAAACGTATTCGTCCTCTTCTAGAATTTCTAATACAAATATTTTAGAATGTAAAACAGTATATGTAGATGTTATCCTAGATATAGTCTCGTCTATATGGTCTTTTTTTGTAAATGTGCAAAATAATTTGTTCAAAGTATCTTCTGTTAATATGTCTAACTCATCGTATATCATCTATAAATATTGATTATTTAATTAAAAAATTAGATACTTTTCATTTCATGATAATTTATTCCGTATTTGCATGAAGTCTTATATCTGTCTTGCTCAAAGATACAACTTATTTCGTAAAGAATGTCTTTTCCGTCATTTTTTGAATAATCAATTAAAAAAGAATCATAACAATATGCTACCAATTTACTATCAAAATTGTCTAATAAATTAAGAACTTTATCCAATATCAAAATATTATATTCCGTTTCATAAGCTTGTAATATGTAGGGCAGCAGTTGTGTCTTATTTTCAATATTAGTTATAGGTCTTTTTGCTATATTGGAATATAACACTCCTGTTTTTTTATAACTTTCCCATAAATTATTTTTATACTCCCTTACTTTTTTAAAAAAATCAATATCCTCTATTTCCTCTTTAATTGATTCCGTATATAACAACTTAAAAGTTAATGATTTACTTTCATTATATTCTTGCTCACTAATAGAATCTTTTTGAAAATAATACTTAGCAAGGTGTGTATGAATATCCTTTTCTTCAAAAGAATAATCTATCAAATTACATAATATTCTTAAGTGGTAGGATGAATAATCATATTCAACTAAATAATCCATACTAGCCACAAAAGAAGCTCTAGTGTCATCATCCTTCTTAAGTGCTGAAAAATTTATGTTATTAAAAGAATTAGAAGGTCTCCCAGTAGCTGTAAACACATTATAAGATGTATACACTTTATTATCTCTTATAGATAATTTTGGATTTTTAACTTTGAAGTGATTTAAAAGTATTTCCTTATTTATAGTTATACCATTTCTTTCTATTCTGTAAAAAACACTTTGAGCTACAGATCCATAGAGTTCGTAGTATGTAGTTTTATATACTTGAGATAAATCAGGAATTTTCTTTATTATGTTTTCTAGCTTTTCATAATGCTTTGATATTGGGATCAAGTTGTTAACATTATTTAAATCTCCATACCTGTTGTAGAAAAATCTATGAGCTTGTGTGTCATATTCTGATTCTTCTAATACTTTACCTTCGGTTAAATATAAAGCTGTTTTAAGGCATTTTAAGGGCTTATTTACTTTAAGTGAATGTAACAACCTTTTAGCATCTATAGCGTAAATTTGGCCTACGTAATTAGTTAATAGATCTATTATACTAGCTTCATCAATACTGTGAGCTTCATTATGATTTATTGGTATTATAAAACCTGATTTTGATTCAAATGGTTTTATGTATATCAGTATAGGATTTGATAAAGCATTGTGGTATCTATCATTTCCTGTAATAACATCTACATAGCAATTAGATAGACGGTATTCGGAGAATTTTTCTAATTGATTTTTGTTTTCTATTATGTAATACATTGTTATAACCTTTGCTACAAAACTAATATATTTTAGCGTACTGTGCAAAATTTCTAAAGAAACTAGTTATGTCTGGTATTTTGCTTTCTAACAGTGTTAGTGTTTTTTGGTTTGTGTCTACTATGCCTATTGAGGTGCTGTCGCTGTATAGGGGCCCCGTTATCTTCCAATTGAAGGATACTGTTGTGTATAAGATGTTATTTTCTAATCTGTCATACTCTAGTTTGTCTATTTCTGATATTGTATCAAATCCGCAATTAACTCTTTTAGTAGCATATCTAATGATGTACCCTTTTTTATAATCATTCTCTGATGGTATTGGTATATAGCTAGTTGGACTTGTTGAGGTGTTAATAGATTTTCTAGTATCTACTTTTACTAACTCTTCTGCTTTGGGACTGAATGTATTTCCCGTGTAATACTTCCCATCAGTAGTAGAATAGTAATATCCTTTGTAGGGTTTACCTGTTTGCTTATATGCTAAATCAATACCATTAGTGTATAGATTTGGTGTTATTTCTGATAGTGGATAGTACATTTTTTATTGTTTAATTAATACCCATATCTTGCAGTAGACGTTGCTGTGTAAACTCCGTTTTCTGCTTCTTCTGTAGGTGGGTTTGATTTAAAATTATCATCAAAATTTATAGTCATTATATCACTAAGCATCAATTTTTGTTTATCAATCTCACCATAATCAGTATATGCTTCTGGGTTTAAAAAATATAATTTTACTTTGTCAGATTCTACATATTTAACATTATTGGAAATAGCATCTTGATAATCAAAAAAACCTCCGCTAAAAGTTTCCACAAGAATTTCTGCGACTATACTAACTGCAGCACCGACTTTTCCTAAAGTAGAAGGTTGTGATTTATATGCATTTATTATAGAACTAAACTCCCCATCAAACATGCTTTTTATTTCTGAGTTAGTCATATTAATATAATAATATGAGTTTTTTACAGCAGAAGTTATATATTTTATAACGTTTTCTTGGTAGTCCTTTTGAGTCAAATTTCTTACACCTGTAGGTTGGGAATTATCAGGAATAGTGTTTAAATATCTATGTAAAGATATAACTAGTGAGTCTGATTTTGTTAAATCTTTTTTAGTTTGATAATCAGAAGAGTTGGGAAAAAAGTGACCTGCTAATTCTTGTCCTGAATTAACTTTAAATAATTTAGGTTGTTTATTTCCAATATATACTAAATCTTTTAAATTTTGCAAACCTATTGAATCGTTAAAGAAATCGTGGATAAACCCTATTAATATGTTTCTATATGTTATTGATACTTTTATTTCATCTTTTAAGGCTTGTTTAGTTGCTTCTATTTCTCCAAACAATATATTACGTTTAGCCAATGATTCTTTTTGTCTCTCTAGCTGATCTAGTATACAAAACTGTGCTCTTATACTAGTAGTCCAATCAGGTCTTGTTATTTCTTCATCTACTCCAACTACTATAAACCCTATTTTTTTATCGTAGTATTCGGCAGGAAGTATTTCTTTGTCTATTGTAAATATCTCACCAATGGTGATTCCGCCTATACCATCCATTTTAAACTCTAAAGATATTGGCAAAACTCCTTTATAATCTGTACCCCCTTCTAATTTTACAACTAAAGTATTTAAAAATGTATTTAAAGATGATTGAATGCTGTCTTTATTTTTAGGCCATTTACCAGGAACAATATTATCATTTACGTAATTTATTAGTTTTACAATATTGCGGTTAAATAATTCTCTATCTGCTGTTCTTTTAGTTTCTTCTTCTTTACTTCTTATAGCATCTTCTTTGGAAAAACCTGAATTTGGGTATAGCCTATTATAAGCTCGCTTGTTCATAAAAACATTTGTAGAAGACTGCATAGAACCTATATTCTCCCTATCTTGGGCGGCTATGGCAATCATTGTAGACTGTTCTTCAAATATCCTAGAAACAACTTTCTGTTCCCTAACAACACTATGATTTCCTAATATCTCTACTTTAAATTTACTATCATAGGATGCCTCTGATGGGTTTTCTACATAGTGTTTGTCTATTATAATTACTTTGTTATCCTCTGAAAACACATCAAAAGAATTAGCAGAACCTAAAGCATATTGAACTTCTTCTAGTATTTTTTTTAGTAAAGAAATTGCAGGGACTTTTCCTTGATTTGCAAAATGTAATTTTTTATATATGCTTATTATGTTGCCTATATTTAAATAAATGTTTCCTATTATTCCTAAGTTGGTTCCCGGGTATAAATACTCATTTAATTGAGTTGTTTTTGTAAGTCCTATTTGGTTGCTTGCCTGAGCTTGAAAAGGGGTTACTGCTGTTGGGTTATTACCAATAGTTGGGGTTGTGGATGTTAAATTCGCTTCCAATTTTAGTGTAGATCCTTCAACTAATGGAGAAAATCCATAATCTTTATTAAATAATTTTGCTTCTTTGTTTTGTATAATACATATAGAATTATCTATAGTTATTGAGTTATATGAAGCTACACACAGCCCTGTACCTTTATTCCCGCTTATGTTAGGTAAAGGGACTTCATATTTCAGTAAATTTCCGCTTTTTGATAAAAATATATTGTATTTTTCGTTTAGAAAGTTTACAAAGTATCCTAATTGTATAAATTTTGTATATCTCAAATCATTTGCCGCATCCGGACCGTAGGAATTGGGATCTCCAAACGTTATTATATTTGTATCTATGTTTGGTATTTGACTAGAATTAGTTGCTATGTTGCTTATGGGGCTGCTTAAACCTAGTGGATTATTGCAGTACTCATCCATAATTAATTCAAACTCATCCTTTATATCAGCAGATCCGGTAGCAGTAGTGGTATTAGTTGTATTAGCAGTAACAGAATCTGCTTGAGGTGCGAGTATGTTATTTTCTACGTTCATTTTTAAAGAAGCAATTACTTCTCCCATGCTCACGAGAACTGTAGTACATTCATATCCACCATTAGGCATTAAACTATATTCAAAGTTTTTTA